GAATTATATATGTCAGAAGGAATGACCCATGAAGAAGCAGTTGCAGCTGCTAATAAACCTTTACCCTTTCATATTTTAACCGATGACAAAGCCCAAGGCGGAAGAATCGGTTTTCAAGATGGCCGAGGAATTATGAGCAGAGTCGGTGATATGGTAGATGTGCGTAATGTTCCTTATTACTCTGGCAAAGCTTTACAAGGACTGGTTAATTCTGCTGAAACTTTATCTAAATTTCCTTTTGCAGCAGGAGAACTAGGAAGTAAGTTGATTCAACAACCCCCTAAAAAAGAAATGTTTATGGAGGCAATAGAAAACATTACTCCCGGTTCATGGTCCGAGAATCTTGGACTAACATCCTTGGTTGAAGGCATGGGAGAAAAAAGACCAGAGGATGCTCAAACAGTTGGAAATATTTTAGGCCTTGGAACTGAAATAGCAGTACCAACCGGTGGCGCATTTAAAGCAGGACAATATTTATTAAATAAAGCTAGTAAAGCAATGGGTAAGGTAAAAGATGGAAAAACTTTAAATAAATTAGTAGAAGATAAAATAAGTGATTCTGGACAAAGTCGTAGAGATTTTATGTCTCTAGTTGGTGCTAGTGGTTTAGCAGCGGGATTAAAATGGCTCGGACTCGGAGGTGTGTTTAAGGCAGCAACTAAAAAATTAGACGATATTGAAATTCAAGTAAGAGGAGATGCGGACTATGAATACATAGATGAAGGATGGGAAGGTGGTACTTGGGCCAATGTTTATTTTAATGCTTTAACTAAAAAAGGTCAAAAGATTTTAGATGAGTTAACTAAAGGAAAAGATTCTGCTTTAACTTTCCAAGATGGTTTATTTGTTCCTGGTAATTCAGAAGAAGCTGCTTGGATTGTAGAAAAATTAATTTCAAAACACAAACCAAATTGGAGATTAAATACTGCAACAACACAAATATATAACCCTAAAACTAAATCCTTTGTTCATCCTAAAGGTTCTGTAAAAGGAGCTTATGAACATAGTAAAACTTATAGTGGTAAAGATTTAAATAAAAAAACAATCATGAAAGAAGCTGATGATCTAATAGCATCTGAACCAAGTCCATATCATCGTGGTATAGAAGTCCATGATGAATATTTTGACGACATTTTAGATCAAATTACAACTAAAAAAGCCGAAGGCGGAAGAATTGGTCTGGATGCAGGTGGACTCGCAGGCATGCTGGGTGAGAGAACGGGATTTCCACAAGGGAAAAGAGTCACGAAGAAACCAAAAAAACCGAAGAAAACTATGACGATAGAGGAAGCGATAGAAGATATTAAGAAAAAACTTAAAGCTCCAGATATAACAGAGGATGAATCCCGAAGACTACGAATAATTTTACATGATTTAATTTTGGGACCAGGAATGGGTGGACCTCGTGGGGATAAAATATATCAGAGTGAAGAAGATTTGCCAGAAGGTATTTTAGAACTTTTACAAAAAGACCCTGCTTTTGATTTTGAAGAATTTTCAGAAATAGAATGGTCTCCTAAAGGTTTGAGATGGACTGATAAAGGGCATCCAGAAACAGGAGCAAGAGGAATGGCAGGTCCTATGGGAGTATGGTCAGCTATGGCTCCTTTTGGAGAAACTGCATACTATGATGAAGGTAGAGGACCTCGAAATAGAAATATTCATATGACAGATTTAGATAAAGCTAAAGTTATTAATCATGAATTAAGACACAACCTTATGGGAGATCCAGATTCTCCTTTGTATTATACTCAACCTGAATGGGTTAAAGAATATGAAGGACCACATTATCTTAGAAGTCAAGATAATAAACCTATTGGCACTTCAGGTCATGAATTATATAACAGATTTATAGATAGTAGATTATTTCCAGGAGAAGAGCATCCAGGACCTAATGCTCCTTACTTTGATAAAATATTAAGAGATCATTGGGAACCTAATTTTCAGAAATATAAAAAAGCTGTAAAAGAATTAAAATCAAAACCAGAGCATTTATCTGCAGAGGGTGGAAGAATTGGTCTTGGAACAGGAGGACCTCCTATTAGTCAAGGTAATTTAACAAAAACTATTCCACCTAAAAAAGGACCGATGCCACAAGGGTTGCCTTCTGCCTTATATAATGGTATAATGCGGTCTAGGAGTTATTAATGGCAGAAATTGATAAGACTCTTCCTACTACAGATCTACCTCCAGTCGTTGCACCCGATGTAGAAATTCCAGTAGCGGATGAGACCAAACTAATCGAAACAGAAAATATTGAAGCAACACCTTTACCCGATGGTGGTATGGACATTAATTTTGATCCATCAACCAAGTTGCAAATTCCAGGAACCGAGGGCCATTTTGATAACTTAGCGGATCTTTTACCCGATGAAATTTTGACTCCTATTGGAGCCGATATGCAGGCGGATTATACAGATTACAAGCAATCAAGAAAAGAATGGGAAGATACTTACATTAAAGGCTTAGACCTTTTAGGATTTCAATACAAAATAAGAACTGAACCTTTTCAAGGAGCGTCCGGTGCTACTCACCCAGTTTTAGCAGAAGCAGTCACGCAGTTTCAGGCCATGGCTTATAAAGAATTATTACCGGCCGATGGACCGGTTAGAACTCAAGTAATGGGTTTATCCACTCCACCTAAAGAACAACAATCCCAAAGAGTTAAAAATTTCATGAATTATCAATTGATGGATCAGATGAAAGAGTATGAACCTGAATTTGATCAAATGTTATTTCATTTACCTCTATCGGGTTCTACATTTAAAAAAGTTTATTATGACGATTTACTAGGACGAGCTGTTTCAAAGTTCGTTCAAGCAGATGACTTAGTGGTTCCGTACGCAGCTACCTCATTAGATGATGCGGAAGCCATTATTCATGTTTTAAAAATTCCAGAAAACGAATTAAGAAAACAACAAGTTTCCGGATTTTATCGAGATATTGATTTAGGAAAACCTCCTATCATTCAAGATAAAGTTGAAGAAAAAGAAAAGGAACTCGCGGGTACTAAAAAAGTTGGTAGACAAGAAGATGTTTATACATTACTTGAATGCCATGTTAATTTAGATATCGAGGGTTTCGAAGATGTTGGTCCTAATGGAGAACCAACCGGAATAAAATTACCTTACATCGTAACAGTCGAAGAAGGTAGTCGAATAGTTCTTTCTATCAGAAGGAATTATGCACCCAATGATCCAACCAAAAGAAAAATCCAATATTTTGTCCACTTTAAATTTCTGCCAGGACTCGGATTTTATGGCTTTGGACTCATTCACATGATTGGCGGATTGAGCAGAACGGCAACGGCTGCTCTCCGTCAATTATTAGATGCAGGAACATTATCTAATTTACCAGCAGGATTTAAGCAACGAGGCGTGCGTATCAGAGATGACGCACAACCCCTTCAACCAGGAGAGTGGAAAGATGTCGACGCTCCAGGTGGAAGTTTAAAGGATTCATTTTTTAATCTGCCCTATAAAGAACCTTCTCCTACATTATTACAACTAATGGGGATTGTGGTTCAAGCAGGTCAAAGATTTGCCTCGATTGCTGACATGCAGGTCGGGGAAGGCAACCAACAAGCAGCTGTTGGAACGACTGTAGCTCTTTTGGAGCGTGGCTCAAGGGTAATGTCAGCAATCCATAAAAGACTATATGTTGCATTAAAACAGGAATTTAAATTACTATCAAAAGTATTTGCTACATATTTACCTCCTGAATATCCTTATGATGTAGTTGGTGCAGCCAGAACAGTTAAAGTTCAAGATTTTGATGATAGAGTAGATATTTTACCGGTTGCGGATCCAAATATATTTTCAATGCAACAACGTGTAACATTAGCACAAACAGAATTACAATTAGCAATGTCTAATCCACAAATGCATGATTTATACATGTCATATAGAAAAATGTATGAAGCGATTGGAATAAAAGACATTGATCAAATTTTACCACCACCTCCTCCTAAAATGCCTAAAGATCCTGCATTGGAAAATATTGATGCAATCTCTGGTAAACCTTTTCAAGCTTATCCAGGTCAAGATCATAGAGCACATATTAGTGCACACTTACATTTTATGTCTATGAATATGGTTAGAAATAATCCACCTATTATGGCGGCAATGGAAAAAAATATTTTAGAGCATATTAGTATTATGGCTCAAGAACAAGTACAAGTGGAATTTCCACAAGAGTTTCAAATGTTAGCTCAAATGCAACAAATGGCTCCTTCTAATCCACAAATGGGACAACAAGTTCAACAACTTACTCAAAAGATTGAAGCTAGAAAAGCAGTTTTAATTGCTGAAATGATGAATGAATTTATGGTTGAAGAAAAACGTATTACTTCTCAATTTGACCATGATCCATTATTAAAGATTAAATCTAGAGAAGTAGACCTAAAAGCTATGGATACTTCGAGAAAAGACAAGGAAATGAAGCAAAGAGGCGAAATAGATAGAGCTAAATTAGTTCAAAATAGAGATATTCAAGAAGATAAACTTGAACAAAACGAAGATTTAGCTATACTACGAGCTGATACATCTATGGCTAAACAACAAATGGGCGATCAAAATAGAAAAGAGATTGCTCGTATGAAGGCAAGAGATGTACGAACTTTAAAAGGACCAAGATCTTAGGAGGATAAATGGCAAAAAAAGAACCTTTCTACAAAGGAGTTAACCACAAACAATTCGTCAATAAGGATGGATATCCTAAAGGCGGTGTACCGGTTAAAATTCCTGAAGGTATACCAACAACTAATAAAGTTGGAGGCCAACGTAGAATGTTAAAAGAAAAAAAATCAGAAGTTAAGTGGTACTAAGTTATGGCTTGGTTCAGTTTAGCTAAGATAGCTTTACAAGCTGGCGGAAAAATTTATGCTAACAGA